CCGAAAGGTAAACGACCGTGCCAGACAGCTTGCTCTGACCGTAGATGATCTGACGCGCAGAAATAGGGGAGCGCACCATCTGACCACGCGACCCGAGCGAATCGGCCATGCTCGGCATCTTCGGCGTAAGCAGCTTTGAGGCCGCCATCGAAGCGCCCACCACTGCCACAGTCTTGACGATCCAGATCGCTGCTGTCTGCGAAATTGCGATGCCTGCCGTCTGTAGGCCAAGCCAGAGATAGTACGCGGCATTTACAATCAGATTCGGCATGGCTTAAAGTTTCCAGAAACGAGCGTCTGCTTGAAGGCCAGTTGGCAAAAATTCCAGACCGTGCTTTGCTACGAATGCGGACTGCGTACCGAGAACAATTCCGATACAATCACCGTCGCCCGAATCCCGCACGATCAGGTCGCCGGCGGTCGCCTCGCTCACTGAGGCAGGCCGGGCAACTTCTTTCAGACAGTGGTTCACGAACGGCACTAGGCCGCCAAGAGAGGCGGTGAGGCGATGCGCACCGAGTGCCGAGTTGTACCGTCCGCGGAAGCCGTCTGCAAGATCGTAGCCCGTTGCTGTCTTGATCCAGTCTGCAGCGAACAGACAGCAATCATGGCTCCCCCATTCAAACGCGCGGTTGCGGCGTTCGTCGATAAACTGCGCGAGCAGCGTGCGCCAGTTGTCGACTCGGCTCATATAATGCGGTCTGGATTGCGATCAATTTCAGGCGCGTCGTTGCCACCGTTCCACAGACCAGGATTCGTCGGGTTGGGGCTGCCCCAGTAAATGGTTTTTTCCTGAATCGCCGTGACGAATTCTAGACCCTTGTCGGTCGGATCAATGGCAGTCTGTTCCTCGTCGGTGTAGCGACTCTCGCGCACACGGCGAAAGTCGATCAGTCGCGATTCAGCGCTCATCGTAATCTGCGCTTGCTCGCCATCGTCCGAGATAGCCATCACGTCCATCTTGCCGACAAACACAGTCACAGGTGACGCGATCAGCGAGGCCGTCGTCGACAGCGCACCGAGCATGATCGAGCAGTTGCGGCCTTGGTAGTCCTCGTTGAGTGCAAGAGAAATGTACGCAGTCGGAACTCCGGAAAGCTGGAACGTGACTCCACGCGCCGACAAGTCCGTCGTCTCCTCAATTGGTGCGACGTTCCCGAGATCTCCCAGACCAAGATACCCTTTGCCTGCATAGGTCAGCGTGCCGTACCCAGTCCAGAGGTAGACCGGCGTGGAAAACGCCATGTCGACCATAAGAATGGGCGACAGTTGCGCCGTGGTGACTTCTGCCACCATACCAGCCGTCATGGTCCTCCCTGCTGCGGTGATGCTCATTGCGGAATCTCCTCGACGATAGAAAAAGACACGCCGTAAATGCCGGCCAACTCAATTGACCAGTCGGTCTGGTTGCTGCCTAGGCGAAAGATGCCTTTGGGACTTGAGGTCACAATCGACGTGCCGCCTGAGTAGCTAGCGCGCAGCACTGGAAACACGTCAACAGAACTCGATGAGTTCACCTGGATGACCTTGTAGAGTGACGTTGAGATTTGCAGCCAGTCTCCAACGGCAAAGGTGCCAGTCGCGCCAGAGATGCCTAGCGTCGTTCCGTTGGCCGTGGCACTCGCCACCGTCAGCGTGCCGGTGACGTTGCCTCGCGGCGCACTGTTGCTGTAGTCGCGGAAGTAGAACGTGCCACGCTGCGCAGCCAACAGAAACGCAATGACCTGCTCGGCGTCCGAGCGCACCATTGGAGGACATTCGACTGAGCCAAGCCAGCCCTGCCCAGGCCAGTTGTACTGCTGCACTTGAAACGTGAATGGCGACACCGAGCGTGAACGCGCCGAGACTCCGCTCAGAGATAGCTTGCTCACCTTGAACGGTGAAGGCGGCGTAAGTGGATAGGAGATCGGCATGGCTTAGGCAAAGGCGTTCCGGTACGATCCACCGCGGCGCACGAGATCGGGAATGGTCACCATCAAACGCTTGCGCTCATTATCAAGGATCGGCTGCAACTCAGCCCGAGATACGCCGGACTGGATATTGTAGGAGATGTTGATGTTCGGACCGCCGGCCGCGCTGCCCATCTGCCCCATGCGGTCGTTGGGAATCACCGTCCCGCTTGAGCCAGGCACGAACAGTTCAGGCCCTTGTTCACCGACAATATACGGCGAGCCGGCCTTGGCTGGTCCACCTTTAGCCAAGAAGTCTAAGGATCCACTCATTGATGCCATGATTCTGGCAATCTTTGAGTTTGGAACTACTGTACCGCTGATCCCAGGCACGAACAACTCTGGGCCCTGTTCACCGACGATATAAGGAGATCCAGCTTTAGCTGGTCCACCTTTAGCCAAGAATCCGAGACCAGCATTGATAAAGTTACCAATAGACGACGCCAGCGGAGCCGTAATGACGTTGCGAAAGATCAGCCGCATCAGATCCAGCGCAAGGTTCTTTAGAACCGCGGACAGTTTCTCGCCCGAGAAAATGGCATCCTCGAAACCCATCGCGATCATGTCGCCAGCCTCGCGTCCAAGTCGGCGCTGTTCTTCCAGCAGCGGCGCAAGTTTTTCGTAAACCTGAGTCAGTTCCTTGATCTTCTCGGTACGCAGTTCGATGTCATCTGCGCCGATGGAGGCCATGTCCTTGAGAATCGTTGCCTCGCGGCCCCTGATTCCCAGTATGCGATCAGCAAGTGATGCTTGGCCCGTGTAAATGCGCGACTGTGCGGCTCCAAGGTCTTGCAGTGAATCTTTATAGGCTTGCTGTGTTGCCAGTTGATCCTCGTCGATTTTCCGTCCGAGCGTCAGAATGTTGAGCCGTGTCTGACTCAGCGCGATTTGATCCTCAAGCAGCCGGTTGGTTTGCTCGGTGGTGTCGGCTGAGTTGTTCGCAATGCGCGACTGTAGTTGCTCGACCTCAAGATTCAGCGCAATAAGTTGCTGCGCGTCGGTTCGCTTTGCCACTGCCAGAGCCTCGGCCGCCGCGGCCTGTTGCTGCATCAGTTGGAGATTCTTGGCCTGAGCATCTAACTCCTCCTTGTTAGTGCCCGTGATGACGTTTGAGATCTTCTCAGCGATTGCGTCCATGCTGAGACCCAGCGCGACCATCGCCATTGAGACGCCACGCTGGATGCTAAAACTGCGCTGAATGCTTCGGCCTGCTTTTTCCGCAGTATTCGATAATCTACCAAGGCTGTTTTGCACAGAAGCAAAAGCCTGCCGAGTCGAATCAACTGCGCGGATATTGAATACTGCTTCAGCCATGTTTCTTGGTCACCTGCTGTTGATAGTGTAGATAAGCAAGCCAGCCTGTCAGTTCTTGTGCTGGCATCTGCATGACCTCATGCGCGAACTTGCCGAGTTTTTCCGCGAGTGCATAGATGGCGAGGAGATCGGCACCCTCGCCACCGTGAATCAGTTTTTTAGTTCTTCAACTGGCGGCGCAGCCTCCGACAAGATGAAGTTAGCGACGCGCGCAATCAGATTAGAGTCGGCCTTGTGCAGCAAAGTCATCCGGTGGTCAGCGTTGAACAGCTTGTTGCCGTCCTTGTCTGTAGCCTTCAAAATCAGAACGTCCACGAGAAGTTCCATGTCGTTCTCTTTGGCTTTGCGGTAAAGGCGATTCTTCTCAGCCAGCGTGACTGGCGTTGCGTAGATCGTCAGCTTCCACTCAGGCACCTCGATTGAGCGGGTGCCGAGTGCAGCGAAGTGTTCGCGTACTAGGTCAATTGCATCCATTAGACCGTAACGGTGCTCAGAGCGCCGTTCCCTTCAATGGAAATTGCAGCTTCTACCATCCCGTCAAATGCAGCCGAGATGTCGAATTTCGTGACGATGCCGCCTCCGGAGTAGTAGGTCGCCGTTGCAGCGCCGCCTTCTGGGAAAAGGTTGACGGTAACCGACGAGCCGATGGTCAGCGAAAGCTGGCCGGCATCAGTCTCGTCCCAGTACAAATCACCGGACACCGACCAGGTCTTCATCGTGGCCTTCCGAGTGCGATAGTTGTCTCCAATAACGGAGTCTTCGACGACATCCGATGAGTGCGCAAGCGAGTAGTTGCGCAGTTCACCAATGGTGGTGCTGCTGATTCGAACGGTGCCTTCGCGGCCTAGATGATTTGCCATATTAGTCTGTGGTTAGATAAATGCAGTTGAAGGTGTGACGCGCGACGCCCCAGCGCTTGTCCTCGTCGTCCTCTATCACATATTGGACGTTTGTCAGATGTAAGTCATCGCAGACGCCGCTGAGCGTAACGTCTTCCAAAACAGCGGCCTCCACCGCAGCCGAGCCCGTATCAAATAGGTCGTCGATGTACGTCACACCAGTCTGTGCCGTGAAGTAGTCCACGTTTACGGTCAGTTGGCGGTACTGAACGCGGTTGCTCGGCGCTAGCGACCGAACCTCGATCTGCTCATCAACAGCGTAGACCGCCGCGGATGGGAAGGAAACCGATTGAAGCGTGTTGTTTCGCCCTCGCAGCAAGTTAGCGGTCGGAACGACGGCTCCGCCTGCGGTTAACTTCGCACCAATGGCGTTTCGAATCTGTGTTCTAGTACTCATGCTACTTGCTTAGAATGAACTTAACTCCTGTTCCGGACTCATGAAGGCCAATCAAAGGATTCACTTTCATCGGCCTTTCCTTTACACGCATGAATCCAAGATTGACTGCTTTTCCGGCCAGAACTCGTTCCAGCTTAATTTCAGTTGTAGCAATTCTACTTCTTAAAACTGCATCAACCGTTCTTTGATAGTTAGGAATTTTGACGTTCAAATTCCTACCAACTATAAATGGATTCCTCCCGAAGTTGTACTGAACAGAACCAGACTTTCCTTTGAATCTATCGGAAAACTTTTTGTAGCGCACACCAGTCACCCGTGCAGATGGAATCCATCCAGAAGCAGTCCAGCCAACACGACTTTGAATCTCGTTTCTTAGCGCCTTAAAATCTCCAGAATAAGAAGCAAAGTTAGTTTTGCTGGGAATTCTTCCTCTAACGTTTCGCTTCTTTTTATGTTCTGCCGCTAGTTGATCGACGGTATTGAAAAGATGCATTCCGTACCAATGCTTGAGATTTGGGTTTTGGAATAGCTGATTCAGCTTTTCGGTCTGCCGCGTTCTCACATATCGAGAAATGCTTTTATAAAAACCAAATTTAGTAACTCTCGATTTGAAGTAGTCGTATTTGAGCGGAACCGAAAGCCGGTTCATGTCTCCAGCAATCGCGTTCCTTCCTTCTGATAGACTTTTAGGAGGAGTAAACTGGATCAAAAGTTGCGTGACGTATCCCGCTTCCTCTCGAATGACACTTCCATAATCAACTCGTGCAGCGTCTGCCAGCCGTGCCAGTTTCACTTCCAACTCACGGGAACGAAAATCAACGGCAATCATATCGACTTTTTAACCTCGATCTGAACTCCGGTTCCCTCCGCATCAAACTCCATGTTCTCGATGAAGTACGTCACTCCAGCGCGCACGACGGTTGTCGTCAGCTGCGGAGCAGTCACGACCTGCGACGCTAGGAAAAATACCGTGAAGCGCCCCTCGTCTCGGCGCTGATCTTCGAACGACTGGAACATGTTGCGCGAGTTGTTCCAAACGCCGGTGATAACCGTGTTGAAGATGCTGAACGTGATGCCAGCCTGATCTTGAATGGCCGAAAAGTCCGCCTCCAGGCGCGTCGGGTCAAAGTCTCGGACGGTCATACTAAAGGGCCAAATGTCACAACCTTGGACTTGGCCGTGATGGTATCATCCTGCGGCGTGCCGGACGGAATGTGCCAATAGGACGACCGCACGGCATTGCAAATGATGGCAGGTGCTGAGTTAACGGTCATCACCTGGCGAGCGTCACGCAACATCCGGATCAGGTCAGGAATGGACCGTGCCGTGAGGAACAGCGACTCAGACCAGCCGGCAGCGATGCACGCCTCGGCCTGCCGCTCCTCGGCCAAGATGCGCATCGGCGCGCCGAAGGTTTGGAAGGCATACTGGCAGATGAGTGCCGGCGACATCTTGACCGTTTGGCTGTAGCCGAAAGGGGAAACGATGGCGGTCTGTGGACCGTACAGATGGTCCTCGACGGCTGACATCGTCGGCACTCGATCAAAGACGATTGAACGGTCTAGGCCGTCGCACTCGGGCAGCAGCCCGTACACGAAGTCTTCCCACGACTTGCCACTAGCGCGGAAAGCAACGTACTTATCCGGCCAGATCTGCAGGTCGATGCGCCGTGCCTTGAGGTCACGCCCAGGCGATGTCGGGCGCGCGTAGCTGACGGCCTCAAAAACGCCGTAATACTGAGGCAGGCACTCGATGGCTACGTCGTATCCCGCCGACGCAAAGTGCCTCGCTATTGGCAAGCAACGGAGGATATCGCCCAGCCGCTCGTGGTATACTAGGACGATGGTTTTCATGGCAGGAGTCGGTTGTACTGATCGGCTGTCTTCCCGGCGACCCAGCCGTGGAACCCGAAAGAGCAGGCAGGTCCGCAGTCGCCCTCCTCGATGTAGTGCTCCCATGAAAACTTGGCGGCAATCTCGACTGGCGCGTACTTCATGCCCAGTTCAGTCAGCGGGCGGTTGAGCACTTGGCAGGTGAACACGTCGCCATTCTGACCAGCCCAGAGCGGAATTGCTGCGGCCGTGGCCTCAAGGAAGCGCTTTGAACGCAGGCAGAATCCGGTATTCCCGACGCGGTGCTTTGTGCCCCAAGCTGCCGGCCAAGGTGCGCCGATCATATCGTACTGCAACCAGTCATCATTCCACAGTTGAGGGTTGATGATCCAGCCGTCATGCGAGACGAACAGCGCGTGCGAGGTGTGAACGTGGCGCGCCAATCCTTCGATCTCGCAGCGCATGGCGTCTTGATAGTTCTGCGGCGTGTCGATCAGGACCGAGGCCGCAAAGCCGAACATCTGCTCGCAGTGTCGCATCACGCGAGCGGTCCGTTCTGGATTGGCGCCGTCTGTTGCAATCAGAGTTACGTCACGAAGTATTCTCACGGCGTCTCCTTCTCGAAAGCGTCGGGATTCCTTCCCTTGAATAGTGCCCGCCCTCGCTTGTATCGCTCGCTCTGGTTGTTGTGCTGGTATGTCGCATCTGATTGACCATGACCGAATTGCGGATGCGCGTGGACAAAGGTGATCTTGTCGCGTGCGTCGATGACCACGCCATCCTTCCAGGCTCGATGCGAAAACTCGTCATCCGAGAAGACCGACTCGTAGCCAGCGTAGAACATATCGCCCTGCTTCTCCCAGCGGCCGCGCGACATAATCGCCATGCAAAGCAGCGAGTCCTTGCGCGCGCCGTCGTTGATCGCGATGACGATTTCTTCCTTCGCCAGATCGCGGCTGGCTACTAGCTCCAACAGTCGCAAGTCCCAGTGCAGCGGAGGCAGCCAATCATCGGATAGCTGGATGATGAGATCGCCAGACGCTTTGCGCGCTCCCTTGTTCCAGGCTGCGACGCAACTGCGCTGATCGGAAACGACGTGTTCGAACTGCTGGGACATCTCCATTGATACGTTGTCGTCGAGGTCGACGCAGAAGATGTGCTCCACGTTGGCCGGATTGAATGCGCTCTGCAGGAACGCCTCACGGCACGCCACGGCCTTGCTTGAACGACCGCGGGTCGCATGGACTAGCGAGATCGTTGGCCGTGAGTGATTGTGGAACATGGCCTGCAACTCAGCCGCACGCTCCATCTTGCCGGCGTATCGCGCTGCACGCGCGGCCAGATCAATGCCATACCAGCCGTAATGCTTGGCCTCGTGCGTCCACGGCCGGATCTCGCCTGGCGGTTCCGGCCGGAGCAGTGCCTGCTCGGCCCAGTAGAACGCACGCTCCTTGTCCTGCTTTTCAAAGTAGAGCAGCACAAGCGACGTCAGCGCTTCTCGGCACCAAGGAAACACGCCGTGCGCCTCTAGGCAGTAGCGGATGGCGTCGCGGTGATTGCCGCAGCACCGTGCCAAGTTCAGCAGCGCCTCGTACTTAAACGAGTCCATCAAGTTCGGCATCGAGATCGCAATCTTCGCGAACTCCTCTGCGGCCTTGTAGTTGCCCGAGCAGTAGTGCTCTTGGTGCAGATAGAAATACTGCGCGGCCGTGTCGCGAACCGAGTTGCGCAGGATTCGCAGATTGCGCGTGCGGTTCTCTCGCTTGACCTCAAGCGGTGCGTGGACCCAGACCGGATCGTTTAAGTCCATGTGCTTGTCGCCGGCGAGCAGCAGCAGGTTCTCGTGGACATCGTGGTGCCACTTACGGCCGGCATGAAAACTCGCGCGGCGCATGGCTCGTTCACGGTAGAGCTTCTTATTCGTACCGCGGACATCGTAGAGGAAACGCACCATTGCCACCTGGTCTGCGACACCGGCCAGCGTTTCGCGGAGACGGTCGGCACCGTCCATGATGTCGTCGCAATCGGCCCAGATCAGCCAGTCTCCCGTGCCCTGCCGGAATGAATCATTGCGCGCCTCGCCGAAACTGTCGACGTGCTCCCACTTCTCGGCACCGTACTGGTTCTGGTGCTCGGAGAAGATGAATCGTTTCCCGTTAGCCTCGCACCAATCGCGAGCAATGGACAGCGTAGCGTCCGGTTTCCGCGAGCCGATAGCTCGGACTAGAGACAGTTCGTCGAATGCCGGAGCGAATGAGTCCAGCATCCGGCCGATGTGGTGCTGTTCGTTCCCGCAGATGACACAAAGCGAAATGCGCATGGCATGGTTGAGAACGTCAAAAAAGAAACACCGCCCAGCCTATGCTGAACGGTGTCGAGCCAATGATGCGATCATTGGTGGGGCAAAGAAAACCCCACCCAGCCGAAGCCAAGTGGGGTGTGAACACAACAACCCTAACAAATCTTAGCTGTACTGCGTACCGATCAATTGCGCAGCGTTGGTGTTGACGACCTTCTCGGCGACGTAGTGCGACGCGCGCACAATGTTGCTCTTGATGGCCTCGTCACGGTACGAGAACACGCCGGTCGGGCTGCCGTACTCCTGCCAGTTGAGCGTGAACGCAGCGCCACCGCCGAAGTAGCCGGAGGAGGCATCGGTCACGGAACCCACCCAGATGTAGTCATTCGACCACGCCTGCGCGGACGAAAACGCCAGACCTTCCTTTGCGGCATCGTAGCTCGCACGACCAATCAGAACCTCGGAAACGCCGAAGACCTCGGCAGCAGCCTGCTGCGAAGCGTTGAGGATGGTGTCCGTCGAGAGGCCCGTACCGCGGAGGCGGTTCTGGAACTTGGTCGACGCCTTGATGCGCGTGTAGACCGGGTTGCTCATGACAACGCGGAGGTTGTCGCGGCTTTCGCCCAGGGCCAGCAGGCGGTCAATCGCGGCCTCGACATCGAGACCCACGTCGAACGTCGCGAGATTCGCGGTCGTGTACGCGGTGCCCGAGTTCGTCGAGGTGAACGTCGACGCATTGAAGATCGTGCTCGAAACGCGAAGTTCATGCGCGAGCAGGAGCTTGCGGAGGCACAGCTTGGTCGCGATGACTTCGGCGTCGAAGAAGCGCGACACGTCCAAGGCCACCGTATCGTCTACGGCCTCTTCGTAGCCGTACTCCAGCGCGGTGTACGTCTCCTGCGTGAAGGCGCGCGTGCCGCGAGCGTAGGTCGCATACGGCGAACGGTTCTTCACGTCGCTCTTGAGCAGCTGGCCCTCCTTCAACTTGAAGGAAGGATACTGGCCGGCGCGGACGGGAACATTAAGAATGGGCATCACGCGGGTGCCGATCAGGTTGGACTCAAAGTCCTTGGCCTGTTCAACAACACCGGCGAGATCGCCACGGAAAATTGCAGCAGCGTTCGTATACATGGTAGGTGCTATTAGATATTCTTGGCGATGAACTCGATGATCGAGCCATCGGTGCCGGCGGTCGTGAGCGACTTGCCGACGGTTACGCTCCCGGTGGGACTGATTTGGCCTGACGCGGCAAGATATAGCGTGTCGCCAACCGTTACGGGACCAGTGACCAGCGTGCCCTTTTGGGTGCCGGCGTTGTTCAGGAACTTCACGGTAACGTAGTCGCCGGAAGCCGCGTCGATCTGCGCGATGCCGTCAACGCTGCCGGTAGAAGCAGCGAGACCGACACCACCGTTGGTGGAGATAACCACCGCGCGGAAGGCGGTGATCGTAGCATTGGCAAGGAAAGATCCCGTGCCGAAGTATTGGGTGCTCATGGTGAGTTAATTAGAGTTTCACGATTTCGCCACCCTG